ACTATCCCTTAATGTAAGAGGGAACTCAGTGCTACAAGGTGATTCGCAAACTCCTAATGCACTTCACGTAAGTGGTGGTGGATCTGTCAATACAGTTTACATTGACGGTGATTTATATGTGTCTGGTTCAACAGATACTGGCAATAAAGGGAGACTCGCTTCTAGATTTGGAACTGCTGATGCTTTGCCACCAAAACCTTTTGATATCAAACACCCAACAAAAGGAGATGGATGGAGACTTCGCTATGTTTCGTTAGAAGGCCCAGAGTCTGCTGTTTTTTATCGTGGTAGAACTAGAACAAATAAAATAACTTTACCCTACTATTGGAAAGATTTAGTTCATGTAGATAGTATTACTGTAGAGATACAACCAATCGGACATCCTCAAAATATTATTGTCAAGGAATTTGATAACGAAAGGATAATCATAGATTCAGAAAATACATGGATAGATTGTTTTTTCCATGTGTATGGAGAGAGAAAAGATGTAAACCCATTATTAACTGAGTATGAGGGTAATAATAGATATGATTATCCAGATCCAAACTTTAGTGAAGATTCTGATATCCCACTTGAGGAAAGAAATTATACAGATCCAAAATATAATTTCCCAAGAAACACAATCACAAGTTAATAAATAAAAACATCTTACCAGTAAATTATGCACATCGAAAAGAACCAATTAATAGATCTACAATATTTGCAAGAGGATATTGCAGAATATTTTACTGATGAGAATATGATAAGTGGCGAAACATATTGGACTTGTGTTGAGGCATTTGCAGTTACAAAACTTGCCGAGTTGCGTGGAGAGATAGTCTACGAGGATTAAAAAACCACTCAAAACCAAAATTGACTTTTAATTCCAAAAAAGTCGCAAAAAAAATCCCGCCAAAAATTTGACTCAAAACCTTTTTGATGTATGATGTGATAAATAAGTCAGAAGAAAAAAATTTAGTGTGCTAATACGATGCCCCTTTCAAGGTTAGAAAATTTTCTAGTTAATACAAATGGTAATATCCTTTATGTAAATCCATCTGATTTAGATGCAACAGATAGTTTTGATAATAGAGGAAATTCTTTAACCAGACCTTTTGTTACTATACAAAGAGCATTAATTGAGGCAGCCAGATTTTCATATCAATCAGGGCCTAATAACGATAAATTTGATAGAACAACAATATTACTATATCCTGGTGAGCACATAGTTGATAATAGACCAGGTTTATATATTAAACAAAACGGTACATCTTCAGAATTATATAATGATGTTGATACAACTCCTGTAAGTGAAAGTTTACTTTTAAATAACTCTACAATATTTGATTTAAATAATCCAGAAAATGTTCTTCGTAGATTTAACTCTGTTCATGGAGGAATAATTGTTCCAAAAGGAACATCAATTGTAGGTTTAGATTTAAGGAAAACCAAGATAAGACCTTTATATGTCCCAAATCCTGATGTTTTGGATAGTGTAGTACCAAGATCAGCAATATTTCGTGTAACTGGTGGTTGTTATTTCTGGCAATTTAGTTTATTTGATGCAAATCAGGCAGTATATTATAGTAAAAACTTTACAGAAAAGAGAAATCCAAGAATATCACACCATAAATTAACTTGTTTTGAATATGCTGATGGTATAAACGAAGAACCATTTACATCATTAAGTGATTTGCAGATGTATTATTTCAAGTTGATGAATGCTTATGGTGGTGATACTGGAAATAGAAATATACCAGATTTTCCTGCAAGTCAAGATTTTGAACCAAATACTCCAGAATCTAAAATTGTTGGTGATCTATCATCTGATGACAAATCAATTGAAAAATTAACTTCATCTGGATTAAATGCAACTGTGGTCACTAAAGCAGCACATGGTTTAACAAAAGATGATCAAGTTTTAATTACTGGTGTAGGAAACACATTTTATGACGGAACTTACAGTGTAAGTGGAATTACAAGTGAAAGACAATTTATATACGCAATGAATGGTGATCCAGTTCAAGATGTTATCACTATAGATGCAAATAATCCACCAAAAGTAGAAATTGAAGCGGATTCTGTCACAGGTGCCTCTCCATATATCTTTAACTGTTCACTCAGATCTGTATTTGGTATGTGTGGTTTACATGCTGATGGGTCAAAGGCAACTGGATTCAAATCTATGGTTGTCGCTCAGTTTACTGGTATTGGTTTACAGAAAGATGATAAGGCATTCGTAATATACAAACCATCCACTGGAAATTACATTGATTCTGTAGATGCTGGTACTGAATCAGCAACAAGATTTAAAACACCTCTATATACCAATCAAAATGCGGTTTACAGAAAGAGATATGAGAACTTCCATATTAAATGTTCTAATGACTCATTTATTCAGGCTGTTTCTGTTTTTGCGATTGGATATGCAAATCATTTCTTATCTGAATCAGGTGGTGAGCAATCAATCACTAACTCAAACTCAAACTTTGGTGCGAAAGCATTAGTATCAAAAGGATTCAGAAAAGATCCATTTGCTCGTGATGACACTGGATATGTTACACATATCGTTCCACCAAAAGATTTACAAAAGGAATCAACAAATATTAGTTGGAGATCGTTAAATGTAGGATTAAGCACAGAAAATATTGGTGGTGGTGCAGGTGTTGGTGAAACATCAAGACTTTATATTGATGGTGAAACAGATTTGACTAATCCACCGACCAATGTTTCTAATGGATTTAAAATTGGTGCGAAGAAAGATGATCTCCTATATTTGAATGTAAAAGTGGGTGGTGAGAATGTAACTTATACAGCACCTATATTGATGCCTGTTGCATCTGGTGAGGGCCCTTCATTTGAAAAAAGATTCACAGTCGATAGATCAGTTGCTGGAAATACAATCACTACTGGTTCTGATGCAGAGATAACCTTAACTGCAAATCATACTTTCTTAACAGGTGAATCAGTTGTGGTTCTTGCTGATGATGGTAGAACTCCAGATGGAATTAAAATTAACAAAAAGTATTTTATAATTCTTGGAAGTGCAGATAATAAAATTAAATTAGCAAATACTCTAAATGATGCCTTCAGGGGAGATGCGATTACGATTGATAATAAATTAGGTGGTGTTTTATCAGTTATAAGTAGAGTCACAGATAAGCTTCCAGGTGATGTAGGACATCCAGTTCAGTTTGATACCATTAAATCTAATTGGTATATACTTAGTTCTTCGACAACCACTACTAATAAAATTCATGAAGGAATTGTTGGATTCTCTACCGATATCATAGCAAATAATTCTTCGACATATGTTCAGAGAATATCAGAAACTCGTTCTTTAGATGATCGTATCTATCGTTTACGTTATGTAATTCCAAAAGAATATTCAGCTACAATTGCAAAGAAACCAGAAAAAAATTATACTCTACAAGAATCTAGAACAGTCAATGAAGAAAGGGTTCTTAGTAGTTCAAATCTAATTACAAATCGTAACCCAAAAATAATTTCTGGAATTTCAAGCACAGGTAACACTGTCACTGTAACTTCTGAATTACCACATAAATTGAGTGTTAATGATGTAGTTCGTATTAAAAATGTTGTAAGTTCAACGAACACTGCAGGAATCGGAGACACTGGATACAATGGGACTTTTACAGTTACTGAAATTCCATCAGCAAAAACTTTCACATATTCAAATACAAATCTTGGTGGAACTTTTACAAATAACTTAAACACCCTACGTGCTAGTGATGAGACAAGACCAGATTTACCAGCATTTGAGAGAAAAGAATATGACACAACATACACTATACAAGAAGTTCAAACTATTCAAGATTATATTTCTGGTGCACAGGATGGTATTTACTACTTAACTTGTTTGATTGGAAATATTTCACCAACTGCATCTGAATTTTCTGATGTCAAGTATAAACAAAACTTTACAAATTTATATCCTACAGTAGACAGAGATAATCATAATAATGATCCAATTCAGGCAGTTTCTGCTGCTTCAAACGAACTTCTTGGACAAGTTAACATAAATGATCCAATCAATAGTATAACAAAAGAAACAATAATTAATTATCTTCGAGATAATCGTGTTGGTTTTGCTGTCACCGATGGTGTAAGCATAAACTCAGGATTTACAACAATTACATCAAATGTAGAGCATAATTTAAATTCAGTTACGACTCTTTCTTTAACTGCAGCTGGATCTGGTTACGGAAATAACACTACTTTATTTGATGTTCCTTTAGTTGGAACTGGAATTGCAGGTGATGGTGCGACTGCAAAAATTATGACTGGTGGAAGTGGTGAAATTACAAGCCTTGAATTAAATCATGGTGGAAGTGCTTATGGTATTGGTATGACCATGAGTGTATCAGGAACTGGAGTAAATGGTGTTGTTGAGGTAACTGGAATTGATGATGCAGTTGGTAAAACAATACAAGTTATTGGTGTTGGATCAGTAGATGATAGAAATAATAGTGATTACAATGGTGTGTTTAAGGTTCTTAAAGTTCCTAGCACAAAATCTGTCAGTTACTATAATATTCCTAAAGAGCAAGTAATACCAGTTAGTGCAGGAATTTATACTGGGCCTGTCGGAACAACAAATGGAATATTTACTGTCTTAGATAAAACAGTTGAGATATCAAATATTGTGGGTGTGGCAAATACAACTCTAGGTGGAGTCGTTACAGTTACAACAGATACTAGTCATGGATTATCAGTTGGAAATAAAATTAAGTTAGAAGGATTTAGTGGAACATCACAACAAAATTATAATGGTTATGATTTTGTTGTTAAAGAAAAAGTAGATCTTACTACATTTACAATGGATACTGGTTCTCGATCTGGTATATCTACATCAAGTTTACATGCAGGATATTTACTTAAGTATTCTTTAAATTCTTATGGTCAGGATGAATCTCTTGCAACTGAAAAAATATCTGGAAGTTTGTCTCCAATATTAGTTGGATTTACAACTACAATGTCTGCAGGTATCAATACTGCTCCAACTCAAACTACTTTAACTATAACAAACACTGTTGGTGTTAGCACTGGTGACTTCTTACAAGTTGATAATGAAGTTATGAGAGTGATACAGAAACAAAATGCTACACAACTAACAGTTCTTCGAGGTGTGTTAGGAACTCAATCTGTAGCACACGATAATGCATCAGTGGTTAGAAAAATAAATCCAATTCCATCAGAACTACACAGGTTCTCAACTATCCGTGCTTCTGGTCATACATTTGAGTACATCGGATATGGGCCAGGTAACTATTCAACTGCACTTCCACAGTTAATTGAAAGAACACTTGAAGAGGAAGAAGAATTACTTGCAATATCTAAAGAAGAAAAAGGTGGAGTTGTATTTTTCTCTGGTATGAATGATCGTGGTGATTTCTTC